ACATCAAACCTTGGTTAAGCGCTTTAGTGCTACACAGCACACGCTTAGTTCCATCCCTAAAATCTTCTAACGCTTGCGTTCTTTGTTTCTTAGTTCTAGCACTGTGGTAAATAGTAGCCACCTCTTCGTTAGCAAAAGCAAGTTCATTTGTAAATGCATTAGCACCACCAAACACAATAATCTTTTCTTCTGGATGATCTTCTATAATCTCAGTCAATCCTTCTATTTTATTGTGCGCATGGTCTACAATCTTTTTACGTGTCCGTATACAATTGTAAAATTGTGCTGCTGCTTGTTTCTTTTCAGGAGGCGCATTTTTATTTGCAAGCGCACGCTTAGCTTCATTAAAAGCGTCAAACTGCCCTAGTTGATACTTCCAATAAACAAACTTGTTGTTAACTTTTTTGTAGTCTTTAGCTTCTTCGTCTGTAAGAGTGATTGGTAAACAATGCACTTCATAAGGAGATACAAGACCAAGTTCTACACACTTATCTATAGATATTTGATAATCTACAGGTGCAAGTTCTTTTAACTTAATCCTGTACTCTTCTTCTTCAGGAAGAGTAGCAGTTAAACACAACAAAGAGTCATATTTGTTATTTTCAAAGAATTTACCATATTGTGGTGATAAACCAAGGTGAACCTCGTCACACACAACAATATCATAATGCTCATCTACAAGTTTGTACGCGCTCTGATAACAAAGTACTTCTATGTTTGAAAGATAAGAATCTTTACCCCATTTACTAAATTCTTCAGTAAACTGGTCTTGTAATTGTGTTGTAGGCACAAGAACAAGTGCTCTAGCTTCATGTTTAGTTTCGTTTTTATTAACGTTATCTATAACATGGCAAACAGCAAGCACACCGCATCTTGATTTACCAAAACCAGTACCTGCGATAATACTACCACAATAACCATTTTTAGCCCAAGAATTGAGTGCTTTTCTCTGTTCACGAGTTTTAACTTCATGCATTACAGTGACACTTTCCATAGGTTCACTGTTCTATTAGTTTCTTTGTCTTCAAAGTCACCTGCATATTTAATAAGTCCTTTTGATCTTAGCTCTTTAACACGGCCAGTTACTCGGTTTATATCCCAACCTAGTTTCTTAGCAATCATGCGATTAGTGCCCTGACCTATCTCATTCTTAAGTATTTGTAATACTTGTACTTGTCTACGCGTTAGACCGTTGTCTTTTGCAAGCTGTGTGTACGAATCAATTGATTTCTGGTTCATAATTTAATCTCCTAAAGTTTCTAAATGTTTTAACGTATGAGTATATACAAAATCAGAATCATCATTAACAATTTGTAATTCTTCTTCTGTAAGCTCTTCCCCAAGCCAAGTAGCATTAGCCACAAAAGCGTCGCAATAATCAGGATGATCTTTAAAGTCTATTCCTTCTATCTCAACGTTCTCAACTTCATGCAGATGCTCACTAGTAAATTTTATTTTAGCATCAGGCTGGTTAGCAGGATGGTGTGGGAGGTCATCCCACCAATCCTTACTCATTTATTTGTGAATTTAAAGCATTATTAATCTCTACTTTTATTTCAAGCTTCTTAATTCTTTCGTTTAAGATATTTAAGCCTTCATACAAAGCATTTAGTGTGGTAGTTTGGTCAGCTATTGTTTTAGTCAACATCTCTACGTTATCTTTTAATTCTTCTTTTACACTCATTTTTCTAGTTTTTATTTTTTAAAGATTTCTTTTTCTTTTTATAAGCGCGTTTAGGCTTATCTTGGTTTGATGTTTTAATCTTAGCAGTCTTTGTACTACTTGCAGATTTTTTCCTCGGCGCTTTGCTGCGCACATCACTGTAGAGATCAAATCCTTCATCTTGTCTTTTTAGGGTTTTTAGTTCGCTTTTATACAATATTGAACTATAAATTATAAATAAAGCTATTGCAACTACAGTCATTAAAGCTATTTCTACCATCATAATTTCTAAATTTAGTTTATAAATGTCCACTATATTTAATGTAGCTCTTAGTGTCTAAAGAGCTGTTCGGGCTTAAAGGCCTACCTGTTCCGTAAGTAGGTATACGATTACCAAACATAAGAATGTCTGTTGACCCTACTACCATACCTCTACTATCAGAAATCATAAAACTATGACCTGACATATTTGTAATGTACTTTGGTTCTACATCACCTTCAGGAGTAGGTTGAATAACTTCTTTTTCTTTTTTGACTATTGGTACATAATCGTAATATCCTTTTTTCATATTTTATAAAATTACTTGATTACAACAAGGGCACACTTCTGCTTTAGGAGCTATGCTTTCTAGTTGAGGTTTTATATCTTTTTCAATATAATTTTTAGCTATCCGCAGTCTTTTAGAGGTTTCAGTTAAATGTGACATAGACTTATTATTATAAACAACAGATGAGTGATTTCTTTTTATCGCTTCACCTATTGATATAGTAGTTTCAAGAGTATATCTACGAGCAAGCATGCAAAACATTTGTCGTGCTTCGCATACTTCTCGTGTTCTATCTCTACTCAAAATGTCTTGTTTATTAACTTTCATTTCTTTGCGTATAGCTTTAAATATTATATCAAAAGGTGTTAAAACTATTTCTCCCATGATTTACTAATATTTGTATCTGCTTTAAGCAGTCCGTTAGTTACTACAGTTAATGCTGCTTTCTCCATAAGCTCAGTCATTTTACTTACCCACTTATCAGCGTACTCAATTTTGCAAATTGTATCTATCTGATCGTGCACAGTCATGACTAACTTAACAGGTACTTGCTCTTTTTTAATATACTCTCTAATGTAAATAAGAGCTAGCTTAGTCATATCTGCAGATGCACCTTGAATTGGTGTATTCTTACTAGCTCTTTCAATACTACCAAGCTCCATTTTATCTGCCTTACTATGCATTATCTTAGCATACCACTTAGGAAACCAACGTTTACGATTGTAAGGAGGAAAGGTTTTAATGTAGCCAAACTTCTTACCGTAATTACCAAGCTTTTCTAAGAAGCCACCAATTGAAGGGAACGCATCAAAATACTTTTCAATCAACTTTTCAGCATCTTTTATAGGTATATTTAATGTGTCTGACAATTTGTGTGGGCCCATACCATAAGCAAGACCAAAGTTAATAGTCTTAACGTTAGTACGTAAGCTCTTATGTTTAGAACAGTTACATTTAAGTTTAGCTCTCTCTGTACCACGTCCTATGCTAGAGTAAGCATAATAAGAACAACCTACATCAGCTGCATCTTTCCATTCTTGCCCATAGACAAGATCTGCACATACACTGTGCAAATCCTGCCCTTGAGTTAGTGCATCAAGCCATACAGGATCTTTACTACCAAAAGCGATGACATTCAACTCTTGTGAACTGTAATCTGACGAAACAAAGCACCAACCGGTAGGAGCAATAAAACAATTTCTAAATGTATTGTCTGCGGGAATCTGTTGCATATTAGGTTTAGAACTGGATACTCTACCTGTATCTAATATCTGATTAAAGCTAGTGTGTATCTTACCATCACCTGATACAAACTTAAAAAAGTCTTTACCATAACTAGTAGCAAGTTTCATCTTCTCTTTGTATTTTACATATCTATCAATAAGAGGAAACTTACGACGATATTTATACATAGCTTTACCGTTAACATTCTCAAGATCAGGCACTAGTTTTTTAAAGACTTTAAGAACTTGAGTAGGAGATGTCCATTTAATATCAAGCTTCCTAATCTCTTCTACAGGCGTAAACAAACTACCTTGTACATACTTAGGAACAAAAGAATCTAGTTTATCATTAGATAATACCATATCATCTAAACTCTCCATTATAGCTATAGCTTCTTGCTCACTTTGTTTAGCTATAGCTTCCCATTTATCTTTATCAATGTCAAGACCGTTGTACTCTATTTCAGCAAAGCCTATGACAGCTTCATTCTCCAAGTCTACAACTTCATTTAAGTTTTGATTATTAATAATAGGTAATTGCAGTTCTCTAATCTTGCACAAATACTCTACATCTTTAGCACCATACACAATCTGATCGTCACGGTAAGGTTGACCTGTTAGACCAATAAACTGGTTTCGCACCTCTTTATTAAGTGTAACATCTAAATACCTTTCACATAAATGTGCAAGTCCGTATCTAATGTCTTTACCGCAATTAATTACTCTTTCTGTTAAGAATGTGTCATAAATACCTTCGCATTCAATGTTTGCCCATTTTTTAATAAACTTGTAGTCAAACTTAGCGTTGTGGAATATTTTTATAATGTCTTTAGACTCTAATATAGGACGCAGTGGTTCTATATCTACAAATCTAGTGTCAATTACAAATTGCTGATGCTCGTCACCAATCTGAAACATAATCATCTTTTTGCACGTAAAGTCAAATCCTTCTGTTTCTGTGTCTACACCTAAAACTTCTGCTCTACTACAGTATGCATACACATCCTCTATAGAACAGCTTGCAAACCTATCAGAACATGGAGTCGTAGTAGAAACAAAATGTATCATGAGTTCATGTCTTTAAATATAGTCTCTGAAAGATTTTTAATGCCTTCAGCTTGTCTCATAGTTATTTTAACGCCTTGAAACATCATAGTTTTTGATTCAGTTTCTTTAGCTTTATCGTATGGAATCATAAATTCTTCTTTAAATCTATCTTCCTTACATATAGTATATATCTGCTTCATCCAGCCCATAGTAATAGTAGTTTTATTCATAATAAAAAGGTTAAAAGAAAATAGGGAAGCTTTTACACTTCCCTATCAAACAAACAACAAGATGTCTGATTACTTTTTAGCAACAGACTTTTTGGTTTTTGATTTAGTTGTGGTTTTAGTTCTCTTCTTATACTTTCTCTTTGGCTTAACAAGATCAAATGTAGTTGAAACTAAATTTATTACAATCTCTTTTTCAGTAACAGATACTTCGTGTGCTGTATCTATTTTAATTGTAGATGTTCCGTTGTTTATAATGGTATTTTTCATAACTGTTTAAAAATAATTTATAGATAGTTTGTAAATATAAACAAAAAAAGCATACTATCAAAAAGATAGTACACTAATTTTGTTTAATTGGAAATTTAGTTAAAGATTTCACCGGTTAGAGTGTCCACTTCAACACCTTCAGCTTGAACTACATTAGATGTAGAAGCTGCAATCGTATCAGGCTTCAAGAATATATCTTGAGGCTCTTGCCCGATAACAATTGTTGAGTTGGTGAAGATATAATTACCATTATGTAATATAAAATCTCCACCTTTACCTTTACGTTTAGCTGCTGTATCTGTGTTAGAGATTTGCCACTCATCGCCTTCAATTGTCTCTTGAATTTGAACACGTATTGGATAAGGTTGTCCATCATAGATAAGAGATGGATTAAGAACGTTCATATCAAGAACTGTATGTCCTTTCTCATTTTGATACCATGCTTGGTCATTACCACAAATACCTGGAAGATTAAACATCTCCTCTACATCTGATGGTTGACCATTTTGCCACGCTCTTCTTGCGCTGTTAGAAGTAAATCTAGAATCTGACTTGTTAAATAAGAATACCGGGTTCAAACCCGACGACGACTCTTTAACTTCTGCAAACTCCATTTGTATTTTACCACCACTAACTTGTCTTAGTTGTGTCAATAATACTTGGCCTTGTTTTAGTGTTTCTAGGCTACCACTGTTCAGTACATTCTCCATGTCTCTGCTTGTTAAATTAAATTACATGTCAGAATTGTTAGTAGGTTTCTGACTTGGACCTGTTAGTTTTAAATAAGTATTGCTGTAACGTAATCTTGCTTATCTTTTTCTACGCTTATCTCAGGAAATATCTTTTTAAGTTCGTAGTATAATGCAAGAAGTTCATAATCTATGCTATCTGTTTCATGATTATGAAAATACATTATCATTCGTATTGAATGTCTTCAGGATAATCACGAGGATCTGTTTGTGGAACAAATGGTTTATCTACATGTTCTCCTGGTTCATACTTATCTCTTAATCTTTTTACTTCTTTTTGCAATGATTGCAATTGAAGTATAATATGTTCAGGTAAGTTCATAAAAATAGTTTTTAAATTAGTAAAGTATGCAGGAATCGAACCTGCCAAGAACCCATTGTTTTTATAATAAATGTTCTTGCACCATGTACTTTATTTAAGAGCAATGCACTGCTCTAATGTTAGATGCCATCCTAACCTTGGCTTTTTTTGAACACACATTGTGCATAATGTGTTTAAGGATTGAGTAACTACTATTGTCTTTTATAGCAACTTTCACCTTTGCAGTTTCTCTTCGTAGAGGCGAAGTATCTGCAGCCTTCTGGTTTGACCCGTCTAGACAACCTCTCTGCTTTAATAGAAAGAGAAGTTTTACAGTTGCGACAATCATCCGCAACTAACCGCACCTTTTATCTTGAAAAATCTCTCCTTGAGAGAAGTTGGCTGGGACTTTACTCTTTCTTATATTAAATACAAACCAAAGCGCAAGGCAATTGCACAAACAAGTGCAATGCCAAGACACAATAGTTCGTTTGGTTCTTTATCTGTCATAATATGTAGGTTTATCATCATTCATCAATAGAATTAGACAGTATGCTGATGCAATTACACCTAATGTACATACGTAAGGCCAAAAGCCATCTAATAAACTTACACCAAATAGACATAGGATACCTGCGAACAATACGATTGTCCACAGTATCCAAAATGCTAGTATATTAATTATCTTTTTCATATCTTATCTTTCATAAATTCATCAATACTTGTATCACCTAAATTAAAAGGCTCAACTTCAAAGTTATCATTTATATGATTTTTAAAGTCAAGTAAATCCAATGTACTTTTCTTGTAGTTACGTGGATTAACTTTACCTGTTGGTTTACTGAACTGATTCTTTTGAATGATAACTTCATCATTAAAAAGTTTATCTTCATCTTGTTGTTTGAAGATAGTAAAGAAGTCAATGAAACCATTCTTATCTTTAGGAAGTGCATCTAATTGCTCTTCTGTATGATTGTCCAAGAACTGTCTAACTTTTTCGATGAAGTCTAACTGTTCTTTTTTGCTTGAAGTAATAGTAATTTTTGCCATTTTTAATGTCTTTTAATGTTAATGTTGTTCTATTCTGTATAGTATATCTTGCATTGCTGATTTGTATCCATCTTCATAATCTTCATTATAATCTTCTTGCTCTTGGATTGAAATTGAGTTATCAAGTATTCCGTTAGCAAGTTTTTTAATCTTATCTAATATATCCATAGTGTTATATAATCTAATTATTAGTAAATCTTTGGTTGTAAAAAAAGGTAAAAAGTAAAGGGAAAGTGACACCTATGCATAAGCAATCTTCGGTGCGTTTCCCTTTGATATGATACAAAAAATTAAAAAAACAATTACAGAGTAAACTCTGCAACTGTTTCGTAATTGTTAATTGTAGCTATAACTACTCCGTCATCGGTAGTTACATAGTTATACTCGCGTATATCTTTGCAACCTTGGCTTTTCTTGCCGACAGGTATAGTGCCTGTTTCCGTCTTGGATGTCCACGATAAGAAGTCACCGTTTGGTCCGTTTACAATTGCTACTTTGGTAGCACCTAATTCTTTCAAGTGTGAGATGATTGTGTTCATGGTTTTTGGTTTTAAGGGTGGGTTACTAAATTTCCGTAACATAGTGGGGGTCTTTGTAATAGTTGGTCTACGCGCTCAAAGATTTCCCACAAAAATTTTTTTTCCTAAAATTTTATTTTTAACTTTGCCCCAGAAGCACACCAAAAGTGTATCACCCTAGAGGACCGGCAGGGCAGTATAGGGTCAGACGTTGGATTGTAGTTCTCAAATAGAGAATAGAGTTTTCTCCAATAGCTTCTGAAAGAAAGGATATAGCGTTAGTTAGGATAGAATGCACACAGGTAGGTGCGGTGAATTAACACCAGTTTTATTATCCTTTGGTCTCATTTGAGAAGCACTGCTAAACGTAAAATTCCAATCGAAAAGAATAAAACCCAAGGGGGAACCTGTATCCAAAAGCCAAGTAACTCTTATTTGGTAAATTGAAGAAATTATTATTTATTATATTACTGCTCATATCTTATAGAGCGGAGGCGCAGCAAATATTGCCTCAAGATAAATTACTACACCTTGGGGGTAGTTATGTTATTGGTGCTGCTACTACTTCTATTGTTTACCACTACACTCAAAATAAACGTACTTCTAAAATTGCTGGAATAGCAGCAGTAATTCTTATTGGTACTTCCAAAGAAATCTGGGATGTTAAAAATGGAGACCCAGACATTGGAGATTTTACTGCAAACCTTATTGGTGGATCACTTGGGGTAGTTACCATTACCATAAATTTTTAATTTTAATTTGGACTTGTACTAAAATCTTTTATATATTTGTACAAATCAAAATCAAAAACTATGAGTGTAAAGTTTAAACCAAACAACAACTGGATACTTCTTCCAAATCCAGCAAAACGAAAAACAGATTCAGGTATTATTTTAGATGATGCTACTGTAAACGAGTTAAAGACTAATGTCTTAGACGTTTTAGCAGTAGGTCCTAACTGCACATTTGTAAATGTAGGAGATACTGTAATGGTTGACCCTAGAGGAGAAGGTGTTGTTGTAGAGATAGATGATGTTCCACACGTGTTAGTTATGGAGCACCAAGTGTTTGGTGTTATGGAGTCTGAATAAATGAAAATGTACTGCAAAAACTGTGATAATACAGTAGAAGTTACTAAGTTTACTATGAAAATAGTAGATGGAGAGCTTATTAAGCCTGAGTCTATTTGTACATGCAAAACTCAAATGGTAGATGTTACTGAATACAACGGATTTGGTGGTATTATTAAAAAACCAGGCGGTACTGTGTCTAAAAAGTTTTAAATGAAAGGTACAGTAACTATAAGTTTAGAAGATTATGAAAATCTTAAAAGTGCTAGCGATAAAGCTCTACAAAATTTAGAAGGAACTCGCATAGCATCTAAAGAGTTGCAGGTATTCTTAAGTTTTCTTTGCACTAGAGAAAATATAACTCCATTTATTGAAGAGTTTAACAGGCAGTCTACTACAAGTAAAATACTTATAGAAGGCAATAGAGCAAAGATTGAAATAAAGAATGATAAAAACTAAATTTTCTACAGAAAGTCTTTCAAGAGTAATAGAGTTATTAATTGAATTTGAAGACAAATTAACTATGTGGTCAGAAGAAAATATAAATGCAACTTGGGATATAGAAATAACAATAGGCCATTATGAGTATAATATTATAGTAACAGTTAGTGATGAAGAAGATACAGATTCCAATTAATTCAAATTACAAGTATGCGCAGTTTTGGAACGGCATATTTAACATGACTCCTAAAGAGCTTGACGTTTTAGTTGCTTTTTTAGAGTGCTCTACAGATTATGACAATTTTTGCACTTTAAAAAATAAAAAAGAAGTAGCTAAAAAGCTAGGTATAAAAGACAAGAACACTCTTAACAACTATATTAAAAAATTAAAAGACAAAAACGTTCTTAAATACAAAAGAGGATGTTACAGTTTAAATAAATTATTAAACCCACTTAATGGAGACCTTCAAATATCTATATCATGGAAGTAATGTTGAGTTACTAACGTTAGGATATGTTGTTACAGAATTTATTTTAGACGCGCAGTATATTTTAATTATACAAGACGGACAAGGAGAAGTTATAGAAACAGCACAGACAGATTTACGAGAATATGAGTAATATACAGAATAATAAATCTAAAAAGCCGCCTAGGGGAAACGTGAAGTTTAATATAACTTTATCGGACGAGCAAAAGAAAGCAAAGGAGAATATAATGAATCACGCCTACAGCTTTATTGTAGGGAAAGCAGGCTCAGGTAAGACTCTCTTAGCCGTACAGGTGGCTTTGGATTTATTTTTTAAACGTCAGTATAATAAGATTATTATAACTAGGCCTACTGTGGCTACAGAAGATAATGGGTTCTTACCTGGTGACGAAAAGGAAAAACTAGAGCCTTGGCTTGTACCTATTATGTCTAACATGCGTAAGGTTTATAATAAACCTGACAAAATAAAAAGCATGGTAGAGCAAGAAGGGATTGAACTTGTATCTCTAGCTCATTTTAGGGGTAGAACGTTTGATGATGCTGTAGTTATAGTTGATGAGTTTCAAAACTTAACTAAACCTCAATTAAGAATGGCACTAGGTAGATTAGGTAAAGATTCTATAATGATATTTTGTGGTGACAACCAACAAATAGATTTAAGCTCATCACTTAACTCTGCTATAGATGATGTTCATAAAATAAAAGATAGCAAGCACGTGTATAAGGTAATACTAGAAGATAATCATAGACACAAAGCTATTGACGATGTGTTAAAACTTTTAACTGGATACTAATGAGTAAATCTGAAAAAAAACCAAAATTGCCAAGTTTTGCTACTATGGCTAAGAATTTTGCTAAAGATTTAGCAGAATACGTAAAGCAAGGGGCACCTAACGTAACTCCTTCTAATTATAAGAATAGATTAAAGGCTTGTGAGGCTTGTCCGCATTTAATAAAAGAAAAAATGAGATGTGGAAAGTGTGGATGCTTAGTAGAACATAAAGCTAAATGGAAAACAACAAATTGTCCTGATAAACCATCAAGATGGCCTGCAGAATTAATAATTAAAGATTATGACCACAAAAGACGTCCTAATACAGAAAATATCGACAAAACACAATCTTCCGATAAGTAAAGTAAAAGAGATAGTAGAATATCAGTTTAAATTTGCATCAGAAGTAATGAAAAAAGGAGATTTTGACACAATACGTCTTCCATACTTTGGTAAATTTTCTGTAAATAAAAATAGAGTAAAACATATACAAAATGGATCTACTAACCGTAAGCGATAACAAGGTAATACCATCTGCATACACTTTAACTATAAAAGAGTTTGCAAAATTATCTAAAAATAAGAAAGGAGTGCAGGAATTAGCATATGTTTACCATATGTGCGATCATAATTCTCCATTTGCGGTATATGATGTAGATGTTAGGCATGCTGAAGTAGCATCTAGTATATTTGACATAAATTGGGAGCCAAATGTACATGTTAAAGCAGCATGTGATAAATATTTAAGTTTAAAAGAGACATCTGCGGTAAAATTGCTAAAAGCAGCAAGATCTGCAGTAAATAAATTAAAGAATTACTTTGAAGTAGTAGATTTAACTGCTATTGATGATAATGGAAGACCTATATACCATGCAAAAGACTTAGTAGCTAATCTTTCTAAGATGGCAGACGTTGTTTCAGGTATATCTAAATTAGAAGAACAAGTTAAAAAAGATGAACAATCTAAATCACCTAATAGAGGTGGGGTTGTAGTTAATAAATATAGTCAATAATGGATTTTTTAGAAGACCTTGAAGAATATAATAATGTAATGCATAATGCATATTTAGTAATAACAAAGAAAAAGACTTTAGATCAATTATATAAAGATCTTGAGGAAGAGGGAGACTATTTCTCGTTGCCTTTTAATTTTTCTGATAGAGAAACAACTATAGAGAATCTTATAGAGCATTTTTCAGATATGGAAGATTATGAAAAATGTCAAGAGCTAGTAAATATAAAAAATGTTCAAAAACACAAATAAATTTAGAAAATCCGCCCTGCATTACATAGAGCATGGTTATTATACGTCTGCCCTTCCAGGTACGCAAGCGTATTATGACTATTGGGACGGTGAAATGACTAAATGTTTGTATGGGCATACTATTGATGATGTTACTATATCTGGTAATCATTATTTTTATTTAAATTATTGTCCAATAGATAGGTCTGTAAAAGAAATATTGCCTGACGGGACGGAAATAGCAAGACGTGATAGAAGTTTTCCTGCATTTTATGATGGAGATTGGAAATATTTTACTGCGGTAGATACATGTAGAAAAAAGAATAAACATATGACTGTATTAAAAGCACGTCGTAAAGGGTATTCTTATAAAGCTGCAGCTATGCTTGCTCATAATTACTTTTTTGTTCGTAATAGTAAGAATTATGTATTTGCTGGACAAAAAGAATATATAATAGGTGACGGCTTATTATCTAAGACCTGGGAGATACTATCATTTGTAGATGACAACACAGCATGGACTCAACCTCGATTAAAGGATCGTGAAATGCATAAGATGTCTGGGTATAAGAAAAATGTCAATGGTGCAGATGTAGAACTAGGCATGAAGTCGCAAATACTAGGCGTATCTCTAAAAGATAACCCAGATAAGGTGAGGGGTAAAGCAGGAGAGTTAATTTTCTTTGAAGAGGCTGGTGCATTTCCAGGATTATTAAAAGCTTGGGAGGTGGCAATGCCTACAATGCGTCAAGGTGCAAATACTTTAGGAACAATGATAGCTTTTGGTACTGGTGGTACAGAAGGAGCTGATTTTGAGGGTATGGAAGAACTATTTTACAATCCTGCTTCGTATGACTGTTTAGAATTTACTAATGAATGGGATGATGGAGCGCAAGGAACTGTTTGCGGGCATTTTGTACCTATCTCTGAAAACTTAGAAGGTTTTATTGACGAAGATGGTAACTCATTGATAGAAAGCGCAATAGAATTTGAAGAACAGAATAGGATAAAGAAAAAAGGCACAAGCGATCCAAAAGCTCTTGATCAATATATAGCAGAGCATCCTATGAATCCTAGAGAAGCTACATTACAAATATCAGCTAATTTATTTGACATATCTTCTTTGCAAGCTCACTATAATAATGTAAAAGTTAATAAATTAGACAAAATAGGTACTGCAGGTAGGTTGTATTATGGTAAAGGCAATCAAATTGAGTTTAAATTAGATGGAGATGCTAAACCTATAATGAGGTATCCGCACAGAAAAGAAGATGACTTAGATGGGGCGATTGTTATATACGAATCTCCATATAAAAATGCAGAGCAGCAAGTTCCTGCAAATTTGTACATTATATGTCATGATCCATATGGACAGAACAAGTCAGCTGACTCTTCATCTTTAGGGTCTTGCTACGTTCTAAAAAGAGTAAACAATATTTCTAGACCAGACGATATGATTGTAGCATCTTATGTAGGAAGGCCGCATAGTCAGGATGAATACAATAGAAATATGTTTATGTTAGCAGATTACTACAATGCAAAGATAGGGTTTGAGAATGACCGTGGTGAGGTTATTGCATATGCGCGTAGACATAGAAAATTACACAGGCTTCAAGAAGAATTTGAAATGCTTGATAAAAAAGACCTTAGAAGTAAAAAAGTAAAACGTCAATATGGTATGCACACTACTGAAGCTAGAAAAAGGCAAGGAGAGTTGTATATAAGAGATTGGTTAAATACTGTAAGGCACGTAAATGAAGATGGTTCTCAGGTTTTAAATATGCATAAGATATATGATCTTGCATTACTACAAGAACTTATAAAATTTAATCATAGGGGTAACTTTGACCGGGTAATGTCTTTTATGGTTGGAATGTACCACACGAGAGAGCTATATAACTCGGAAGTTAGGGAGGTTCTAGAAGATAGGACTGCTGACAAATGGTTTGATTCAAATTATTATTAGTGATATATTATAAGGTCTAGTTTGAAATTTAGAACTTTGTATCACAAAGCAACTAATTAATTATTTTTGTAAAATGTACTTAGGAGGAGAAAAAATACCACAACAAAAATTACCGTTATCAAAAAAAACTAAAAAATGGAGAGAGGCGTGTGTAAGCGCGTTTATTGATCTTTCTAATAATGGGACAGGTGACAGACGTAGTTATCTAAGGTCTCTTTATGATTATTATAACGGTGTAATTGAAGATTCTGATTATAATTACGTTCTTAAACCTTACGGAAAATCTCGTAAGAACTTCCCTTCTAAAATGCGTAATTACCCTATTATCAAACCTATCATTGATCTTCTCTTAGGCGAAAAATCAAAGCGTCCTCTCAATTACACCGTTACAGTACAAAATTCAGATGCTGTTACTGAAAAAGAAAATGCTAAACAGGCTGCTATATATAAAAACCTAGAAATGCATTTTTTAAAAGCATTAGCAGAGCAAAGTCCTGAATTGTTTGAAGGTGGGCAAATGCCTGAAGAAATACCTATGCCTGATCACATTGCAGATCAGTTTGAAAACTCTTATGTAGACAACAGAGCTATAAAAGGTCAGTACGCTTTAAATTACATAATGAAAGATCAAGAAGTGTATGATAAAATACAAAAAGCTTGGTTTCATTTTTTAGTGTCTGGAGAAGTTTACACACATAGAGGTGTAAGGCTAAATGAGCCCTTTTATGACGTTTTAAATCCTGTAGATGTAGATTACGATAAAGACCCTGATTTAGAGTTCGTAGAGGACGGGGATTGGGCTTTAGTTAGAAAGTATGTACATGCTTCTACAGTTATAGACCATTATCATGACATGCTAACAGATCAACAAGTGTTAGAATTAGAAGATCCTAGACACGCAGAGCATGATAATTACTTACTTTATAATAATCCAAGCTCTACATCTGACCCAAATGTATTTAGATCAAGACTTATAGAAGTTATAAACGTTTATTGGAAGTCTAGAAAACGTTTAGGATTCTTAGAATACCTAGACCCTGAAACCGGGCAGTTAGAAACAATGGAGGTTGAAGATGGGTTTAGAATGCCAGCAGAAATGAAAGAATCTGGAGGTAAACTTACATATGGTTGGGTAAATGAGGTGTGGAAAGGTACTCGTATTGATGGTAGATTTTATATAGATATAAATCCTATTGCAAATCAAAGGTTATCATTAGATAATCCTTCTACATGCAAGTTACCTATAAACGGTAGAAAATATTCTGATATAAATAGTGCTAATATTTCTTTAGTATCTATGGGTATTCCTTATCAGTTAAATTACAATATTTTTAAGTACAGATTAGAGTTAGCTATTGCTAGAAGTAAAGATATTATAGCTCAATTTGACATAAACATGATTCCAAAGAAATGGGACATGGATAAATTTATGTATTATGTAGAAGGTACAGGTATTGCTTGGGTTGACTACAATAAAGAAGGTATACAACTTTCACCGCAGCATCAATCTGTACTTGACATGTCTATAAAAACAATACAGCAGTATATTATGCTTCTAGACTCTATTATGCAAGAGTGGGAAAAATTATCTGGTGTATCTAGACAAAGACAAGGTGAGATAGGGGCATATGAAGGTAAAGCTTCTAGTCAGCAAGCTATATTGCAGTCATCTCACATTACAGAAGACTTATTCCGTAAATTTGCGCGGTTAGAGCAAAGAGATCTACAAGCATTAGTAGATTACTCTAAAGAAGCTTGGCTTACAGGTAAGAAAGCTATGTTTGTTATGCCTGACGGTACAACAGACTTCTTAGATTTAGACTCTATGTCGCACATGGAAACTAACTACGGTATATTTGTATCTGATGCAGGTAAAGACCAGATGAAGCTAGATCAAATCAAAGGACTTGCTCAAGCTATGGTACAAAACGGTACAAAGGCTTCTATGGTAGCTGAGATGTTTGATTCTGACAGTTTCCCACAAATAAAAGCAAAACTTAAATCTGCTGAGAAAGCTGAAGAAGAGTTACAAGCCGCGCAGCAAAAAGCTCAACAAGAAGCTCAACAACAGCAAATGCAAATGGATCAAATGAAAGCTGAGCAAGAAGCTTTAGATAAAGATAAAGATAGACAAACTGAAATTGAAGTAGCGTTAATAAATGCAGAGGCAAGACAAAACCCTGAAGCAGATAGTTTTAACCTACAAAAAATGATTAAAGAGTTTGAACTTAAAGAAAAAGAGTTAGCCTTAAAAGAACAAGAGTTAGGCGCAAAAATGCAAGCAGATACTAATAAAAATTCTGTAGATATGCAAAAGAACTCGATACAGCAAGAATCTAATCAAATTTCTAAAGATGCTAGACAATAAGCAAAGAAGAAATATATTAGACAATGCAAAAGCTGCTAATTACCAAGGCAGTATTATAGATTTATTTAGGCAAGCTGAGCAAGGCGCAGATATATCTCAAATTATAAATCCCCCTCAACAAGAAATGCTTACTGCGCAAACTCCACAAGAACAAGAAGTGGGGTTGCGTGAGCAGCATGCACAAGGTAACACAGGAGCTTCTATGGCTTTTCCAGATGTCCCACCTAATACAGCATTTAATACTAAAGGTATGAAAGTGCCTATAGATATTACAAAATACGATCAACAAGGGCACTTAGTGCAATCATTTAAAAACGTGCCGCCTGGTATTGAAAGTTTACCTACAGGACCAGAGCAAGGAACAATTATTGAAACACCTTCTTATCAAAAAGGTGGTAAAAAATTAACATATGCTGAGTGGAGAGATACCCTGCCTCCTAATTTAAAAGATACAGATACTACAACTTATAATTTAAGAGGAGCATATCAAGCCGGTTTACAGCCTTTAGATCATGAAGATGGGACTAAACATTTAAGTTTTATAAATCCTAATACGTTAGAATTTTTAAAGTCTTCAGATCATAAAACTGTGCAGAAAGAAATAGAATGGTTTAACTCTCAAGGTAAAGATGCGCCTTTTGGGCCGCATACACATAAAATAGTAAAAGATCCTTCTGGGTATTTTAAAGATAAACAATTAAAATACGTACCTAGAAAATCTAATAAGTGATATATAATAAAGAGAAAGCTAAAATAAATATATAAGTAAAACCAAAACCTATTTTAATTAAGTTTGTAAAAACTAAAACCTATGGACCAAGATAACAAAAACATCTCTTTAGATGACATATCGTTTGACGACATGTTTGATGGAGGATTAGACATTAAACAGGAAAAAGCGCCTGTAGCGGAGGTTGAAACTGAAGCTAAAGAAAGTGTAGATGAATTAGATTCTGATGCACAAAATAAAGTTGAAAAAGAAGAGGTAGAAGATGATTTGCCTGAAACTGAAGAAGTAGTAGAAGAAGAAGATGAAGAAGTACAAGATAGTGAAGAAGACGCAACAGTTGTTTCTGAAATATTATCAAAATTAGGGTACGACACAGAAGAAGAGTATGATGATACTACTGAAGGTCTTTTACAGCTTACCCAAGATGTAGGTAAGCAAATGGCGGAACAACAACTAGATGAATTATTTGAAAATTTTCCTTTAGTTAAAAATCATTTAGAATACGTTTTAAATGGTGGAGATTCTCAAAACTTTATGCAAGCTTACGATCCTAATTTGGATTACAATAAAGTAGATATAAGCGAAGATGATACTCGTAGTCAAAAAGCAATTTTATCAGATTACTTTTCTACAAAAGGGCATGATTCAGACTTTATAAATGAGTTGTTAGAAGATTATGAAGATACAGGTAAATTGTATCAGAAAGCGGAAGCTGCTAAAAAATCTTTAGCTGGAATGCAAGCTGAACAAAGACAAAAACTTGTTCAAGAGCAAAAAGCACAAAAAGAACAAGCAGCAAAACAACAAGAAGAGTTTTGGGGCGGAGTTCAAAAAACTATTTCTGAAGCAGATAACCTAGCAGGTTTGTCAATTACGCAAAGAGATAAAGGAAAGTTTTTTGATTACATTTCAAAACCAGTAACTAAAGATGGTTACACACAAAGAGATCTAGATCACAATGAAGCAGAGATGGATGTGAAGCTAGCAATTGATTACTTAATGTATAAAGGGTTTAACCTTAACGATGTAATTAATAAAAAGGCAAGAACGAAAAATGCTAGATCTTTAAGAGATAAAATATCTAAAAATGAAGAAAGCATCAAAAGCGCAAGAAAAGCGTCTAGAAGAAGAAAGTCTTTTGACATAGATGATTTAGATCTTAATATTTAATTAGGCAATTACGTGGAAACACGACTGCATATATAACTTTTAAAAATAGATAGAAAATGGCTTTAAATGGATCAAATATAAGCGTTCAAAAAACGTTTTATAATGACACGCAAATGACTGACATGAACAGTCTTGCAAATGCTCTGTTGTCTAAGCCTACTGAACTATCTCCAATCATTACTCACTTATCTGGAAAAGACGATAAGAGATTTCCACTATCCTTTTTAACTGAAGGTGTTGGTAACGTACAGTCTATTGACCGTTTAGAGTATGAGTATCGCGTAGCGACACAAAGATTGAGAACTCGTCCAGTAGCGTCAGCACCAGCAACAACAACTAGTTTAGGAATAGGAGGATCTTCTTTTGAGGTATCTTTCCCAGACAAGCACTTTGTCTTTCCTTATGTATTAATCTCTCAGTCAGGAGTACAAGCTCGAATTATGAAAGAGCCTGAGTCTCGTGGAAGTGATTATGTATACACATTACAATTGGTAAACCCATCTGGGACTGCAACTATGCCAGCAGCAGACGTAGCATCGGGCGCTTTATTCGCTCAAATGTACGCTCCTGTAGGAGTTGACTTCTCTCGTGGTAATGCATCTAACTGGGAAACTCCTGGTTTAGTTCGTAACAAATTAACTACAGTTCGTAAGTCTTACCACATGTCTGGTAACGCTAAAGATTATGTAGCTGAATTTGCACTACCAACTAAAGGTGGATCTACTACTAAATTGTGGATGGACTATGAAGAGTACTTACACATGCTTGACTTCAAAGAAGAGTGTGAAATGTACTACTGGTACGGAGAGAAATCTTACGACTCTAATGGTCACGTACACATGAAAGATGAAAATGGTCAACCAGTTGTTGTAGGACCTGGTCTAATGCAACAAATTGTAAATAAGGATACTTATTCTACAATGACTGAGACTAAATTAAAGAATATCATTGGTGACTTGTTCTACGGAATGACTGATGCTTCTAAAAAGCAAGTTACTTTATACACTGGTACCGGTGGTGCTCGTGAATTTGATGAAGCTCTTAAAAACCACTTTGCAGGTTCTGCAGGTTCTTGGAAAGTTGGTGGAGAAAATCGTTTCATCACAGGATCTGGTCGTAACTTAGGTTTATCTGGATACTTTAACTCGTATGAGCATGTAGATGGTCACGTAATCAATGTGGTAAAATTACCATTATTTGATCACGGTGCTGTTGCTCAAGCTCGTGCAAAACACCCTACTACAGGTTACTCACTTGAGTCTTACCGTATGGTATTTGTTGATCAGTCTAACTATGACGGTCAAAATAACCTACAAATGATCTCTAAGAAAGGTCGTGAGATGATGAGATGGTGCGTAGCAGGTTCTGTAGTGCCTCGTGGATTCTCTGGTTCTGATGCTAGAGCTTCTGACGTAGATGGTGCATCCGTACACATGTTGAAAACAGCAGGTATCGCGCTTAAGCGTTTTGATACTTCGCTTGACATCACGTGTGTGGCTTCATAACAGGCAATTCGTTGCGGTTCACATATATTGGTTTTTGGTTAGGTTGTGGGGGTTAATCCCCCCACTTCTTTACCAAATAATTATGGGAGAGTTATACTTTACATCCAACTAATTAAAACTTTAAAAGTACTAAATAATGAGTAAGAAAGTATTCTTAAGAAGACAAGAGGTTAACAACCACTTACCAAAAGCAGTGCGAGCTGAGGCAATTACAAAACTTAGTAGTGTTTATGTAAATAGACAACCTTTAAAAGGCTGCACTCCAGCTGAAGAAAAGGAATTAATGCAAGAAATTTTAGATGTAAGCCCTGAACATGTTGATTGGCCAAAGCATTCTAAAACATTTTGGGCAGAGCTAACAGTTCCTGTAGGATTTACAGGTGTAGAGTTAGAAGTAGGATTAGATGAAAGTGGTAAACCACTTAGTATCATGGACTACCTTAAATATAAGTTTGCGTTGAAACATCCTTATGTTGCTTTGACAAAAGAAGAAATGGAATCAGATTTTAATAAAAGATTTTATATTCAAGATTTGTCAAGAGAAGATAAAGTTAAGAACAACGGAATACAATTTAAGAAAGACGCTGATAAGGAGTTTATAAAACTTTCTGGTAATCCTAAAAACATGAGAAGAGTATTACGATTATTAAGTAATACTAATCCAGCTAGAATGACAGATGAGCAAGTAGAAAACTCTTTGTACGAGCTTAAAAATGCTAAAACTAAAAAGTTCTTAAAAATTGCAAAAGATAAGAACTTGGAAATTAAAGCAGAAATAGAAGAAATGGTATCAGCAAGTGTTCTACGTAAAATTGGAAACCAAATTATCTTTATTGATGAGGTACTTGGTAACACACTAGAAGATACTGTAGTTTATTTGAAAGACAAAAAGAACTCAGGAACATTGACAATTCTTAGAGCAAAGCTTAAAGAGTTAGCAATATAATGTAATAATACATTAATGGATATTCAAAATATGCATATAGCTGTTAGGCAAGGAGTGGATAAGATTAATTCACTCCAAGCCGACAGTCTTTTATCTGAAGAGATAGACCTAGAGCTTAATAAAAATATGAGCAGGTTTATCAACCTTAAATACGGTAAAAATAATCAGTACGGAAAAGGTTTTGAAGAATCTCAAAAACGTATAGATGATTTAAGCACTCTTGTTGAAGAACATAGAGGCTTTACTGGTTTTATAGATAGAGAACTTTTAGCATATTATGAGACTAGTTCTGAGTCTTCAGGAAAATATTTATATAGAGAGTTTTATACTCTTCCGCATAATTATATGCATCATATAGAAAGCACTACAAATGTTTTAAGAAATAGCAGTGCAACTGCTACAGATTTTAGATTAGAATATTACAATGATGCTGATTATATAGCAAATCAAGGTTATGAAGACTATGCTAAATATTTTGTAATTCCTTTTAACGCTTTAGAGGTTAAAGATGCGTCAGGAACTACAATCGCAGCTAAATCTAAATTTGTAATTCGTAGAGGAGCTAAATATACTCCAGACAGCGTTTCACAAGAACAAACTATAGGGGCGTACCCAGAAGCTGGTAATAATTTATCAGCAAATGTATGGGAAGCAGATGTCTCTACTTTAGATATTCCTTTTGACGAAGACTTGCAGGTTATATCTAACCCTAATAATATATACAAAGATTATATTATAAATTACGTTTTAACAAATCATTCTAACGATGTTATAATAAGATGGGAAAAGTCAGGCACATTGTCTTATCCTAACTCTTTTATAATAATATTAAAACCTGACACTGATCTATATACTTGGGTAAGATCTCAAGAAGAAGCGGCAAATCTAGTTCAAATCCTAGATAATATTTCAGGAACTGACGGTTTTGACGAGGGAGGGTCGTATGTAACAACAAACGCACTTTACAGCAGCATTGTTAATTTTGAATCTACAATAGTCGTAGAATCTGATGTTTCTGTAGAAGGTGATTTTGATTTTATAGATAAAACTCAAGTTGTTGAAACAGATTTTATAGTAGGGTACAAAAGAAAATTTAATTACGCAGAAGATACTAAAAATGCGTCAGCGCTTAATAGTAATCCTAATTCCTCATATTGGAATCAAATAGAAGGAATTGGCAGAGAATTTGAAGGGTTAAATGTTCCTATAACTTATGTACAACATGATGACCTACAAGCATTGCTAAAAGATCCTTTTAATAGACCAGGTAAATCAAGTGTAATAGGAGTGTTTTCTCATAAATTTATAGAATTGTACACTTTAAGTTCTAATAAATTTACAAGAACTACTATAATACCAGATAGTTTAAAATTAAAATATTTAAGAACACCTTTGCCGATGTCTTTAACGGCAAATGTAGACTGCGAGCTACCAGCACATACTCATGAAGAGATAGTTGCTATGACAGTTAGTGGTATCTTAGAGGGCATTAGTGATCCTCGATACAAAACTCACATGAGTGAGTTAATTAGACAAGAATAAATAAATAATTATTAATTTAAATTAAAACTCAAAATGAGACATTTAATTATTGGGAATAATGTTGCTAAAGGTTATACTAACAGTTTGTTAGATGACAAAGCAGTAGATATTCAAAAACTTAGCCCAGAAGGGCCAACTTCACTTGTTGCAGGTGAAGGTATTGCTGATTCTGATCAGATTCGTTTTGTACAAGGTACAGGAGCAAAAGCTATCGTATCTCCTTGGATATACGGTAGAAATATAGTTGCTGCAAATGGTAGCTCTAATGCTGCTGCTACTCCTAACAAAGTATCTGTAGACTGTGCTACTGACGCGGCTGCAGATGGTGCGGGAACTTTAGATATAAAATTTGTAAGAAAAGATGGGCCAGCTCCAGAATTTTTTAACTTTCAAGTTTCTATTGCAAACTCTCGCGCGGTGGCAGATCAAGCTGCTGACATCCACGATGCTTTTGAAGCATTAGATGGT